CTATCATTATATACATCCTTTCCAAAGTAGAACCACTCTGCCATTGCAGTATCAACCATGGAACCACAGTGCTCAATAACAGCCTCAGAACTCTCCCCATTGGCTAACATATGACTACTCAAACAACGGTAGATAGACTTCTCCTCAATAGGAGCTAAGTAGCATTCCAAATCATCACTCCAAACAAAGTTTCTCTTTAACAGAGATGCTTTCTCTAATGGGATGTAAGGCACTGTCTCTGCTGTCTTATCTGCCATCGTGTACTTCATACCAAGATCCTCTAAAACTCTCTTAATCGAGGTGTGATTATACTTCTCATATCCAGGCTTCACCGACATGATATTATCATCACCCATAACAAGGATTCGAACACAATCATCAAACTTAACATCCTTACCATAAAAAGTATAAAATACATATCTCTGGTAAAGTAAGTTCACTAAATTGTTCAACCACACTGTCAACGGTTGACCCGATGGATTTGTTCCACACACATTTATGAAATCACCATTCCACTCATATATAGGGTAACAAGATTCCATCATCAGATTCTTACAAATAAGTATCTGCTCCTCAGTATACCCTGCTAATCTCAACATATCACACGTCAACTCTACTGCACGAACCATTAGCATTGCTAGAATCTTTTTATCGTAATCACTGTAGTCTCCTGCTATACAATTAGTGACAGAATAGGCAGCCAAATAGGCCCCTATCAAAGTCCAGTCATAATCGTGAGCATTAGCTCCAGCTACGGTAAAGAAAGCTAGATGATTATCGGTCATAAACTTCACAAGCATACTTGTCATCATCCTAACCGCAATCAAATAACTAACAGGACAACCAGCAAAAACTCTAACCTTCTCCTTAGTTGGTAATGTTGGCTCATCCTTAACCGATGCAGTGAACACAATATTTGATCTCTCATCTTTCTTAGCACATTCAAAAATGTGTTCAGTCTGCCTCTTAACTTCTTCATTGGGCTCCAACCTAACCCCACAGGGATAACTATCATCTGGAACCTCTGATATCACTCTAGATTTACTACAGCAGAATGGATACCCAGCTGACGTATTCATCTTAACTCTATCACAACCAGAAACCCCTGAGACACCATTAACTGCTGTCTCCATAGACACTGGAAACACAACATCCTGGAAAGTCTCACCTTCGAGACCTTTCCATTCTGAACATGTCTTCAACAAGCTCGCTCTTAAGTCATCCTGAGCTATGTCTAATATAACAGGGTCAAATGGTTTAACTTTCACACCCATGTTGAAAAGGTTTGTCCACCAAGGTTTCCACGATCCTATATTAATAGGACTAGACCACCTATGCAGACATCCAAACACTTTAGCAATGAAGGGCGCAAAAGGCGTATCTCTCACCTTACCACAAAACCGCCGACCAACACTGAGCCTTGATCCATAATAGTCAAATCTTACATCTTCCTCCTCACACTTATCTAAGTGACTCAAAGGACTTCTACTTCCTGGACTATCGGAAATTGGCTCTGGTGGAGCAAAAGTGCCCGAACTAGGTAGTAACATCCTGCCATTACTCTTAAAGAACTCCATGGCTTCATTAACATAACTCTCTAGTACAGGTGCGGATCTATGAGTCTCCCCAATACCCGCCAAATAGAAACTATGGATACATGAGGGATTTGTCGCTGAGACAAGGGGTGACATACACCACCCTTTTTCTGATTTCATACCAATACCGAACTCATCAACTAATGAGAAATTATAACCCTCATAAATTCCAACTCCCTTTACCAAGGTTGCATTGTCATAACCTAATATGGCATTGCCCCTGACAATAGGGAACTGTCCTTCTGTAGTTTTATCCTTCAAATACCACTTGGCTCTAAATGCATCCTTTGAAATAATTTTGGGTAAAAATCTTCGAAGATCTTTTGAAGGCCCAAGACTATTAGTGTAGAGAAATGCAAAGTCAGTCCCAGGAACATGATAATAATCCTTCTCATTAAGGATCCAATCAGCATTATTCCTTACCTTACCTGGTTCAGCTCGCATGGCATGTATTAAACACCCCATACGCCCAGAAACTAAATGGTTAGGCACCACTAGTAACCCACCGTGCATCAAAATGGCACACGTAGTTTCACATGTAGAACCGGCTGCATCTGCAACACTCTTAATACCTTTAGAATAGACCCTAACTCTCAAAACACAAGGGGCTAAAGTATTAATCATCTCTTCAGGCGTATTCTGATAACCAGAAACTCCACACGATGCTGATATCGACACTTTATTTGCGGTCCAATAATTATTTGATCTTTCATTCACTTTTGCAATGGGAATAGATATCTCACTTCCACTAGGAGTCATAATAGGCTCCTTTCTTTTACGATTCCTATAGAACATGGTACCAATGGCTAACACAGCTATTGACCCAAACACTACATGGTATTTGTGTTTCAAAACTTTCCTTGAATAATTACTAATTTTCTCCCTAGCATCACCAAAATTCCTAATAAAGTTGATGAGGGCTAGTTTTGTAGAACCAATATACATTGCGGTGCACATAACACACCAAAATCCACTAACAAATATAGATGTCAACACTCCAAGAAACAAACTAGGTATGCTAAAACACATAGATACACTAAACAAACAGGATATAACATTTATACAAAAACCCGATATAACACCAGATAATTCACTCCCTGTTTTCTTAGTTAACCAGCCACCAGCTCTAAAAGGTGCAAGAAGCAGTCCACTCTTACATAGCTGCAACATAGCACACGCTCTATCATATCTCTTGAACTCTACATCATCATCATCAGAATCAGTATCAGAATCACTCTCTATTCTATTGGCTTCTTCTTGACACACCAGTACACTACGTCGAAACTTCATATACTCCTGTGTTCTTTGAGCTATCTCTCCATCAGGAACTTCATCTCTAAGATCGAAGAACCCCGGATTCTCAGGACTAATAACGCAGATAGGATTCTCATGCAAAGCTAAAGGAATACTCCTGCCACAGTTGTACCTAATTAAAGGAACAACAGCTTTAAAAGCTTCATCATACTTGTTCAAATCTATCCTACTCCTATAATCTATATCTTTAAGATAATCCCACCATTCAACGACAATTAACCAATTATCGAGAATCTTCTTCTCATCAGGAGTTAGCTTCCTATTCTCTTCTCCTGCGCTAGGATCTAACGCATCCTCATAATCTATATTAGCATTACGAGATCGCTCATAATCAGAATCACTCTCAGTATCACTCACCGAGTCATCAGAATTGGGAGTGTCTGTATCTATTGCAAAATACCTCCTTGTATCTATTCTCATAATACTACTCTCTGAAGCATCGGAATCATAATCCGATAAATCTGGGAGAGATGAACTATCCGAAAACACGTCGTCACTCATAGTATCAGCATCACTGAAATCCTCATCACTATCATCCCGATCAACCCACAAATTAAACCGCAATTGCGGTTGAGGAACGATATGGGCACTACATGGATTAACTACAGTAGGAACCACAGGTACAACCGGTGGTGCAACAATAGTTAAATCCTTAAATTTCCTATTTTTATTCCCTAATTCACTATTTATCCACCAATAACGACCGTGATGGAACTCAACAATTGGTTCTGGAGACCTAATACCTATAACTGCTTTAAAGGCCATATCAGTATAATTAGAGAGCCTAAACTTCTTTCTCCAATAACAAGATCTAAGTTTCCTTCCCTTAGTATCCTCAGAACAGGATACACGATTCCTATCAATATATTTACAAATACATTCTTCTAATCGCTTCCTATGATAAACCATACGTATTACTGGGGTCCTAAGAGTTTCAGCATCCTTCTCATGTTTCCTACAATTAGGATAAGATATACCACACTTACACTTCAAGGGATTCTGGGTCCTCTTAAGATCACTTAGATATCTTTCCTGGATAGCCATTTTCGATTGAGCTCTCTCATTCAAATAAGGCTCCAAAACAGTCCAATCTACACCATCCATAAGTATAGAGGTACCATCCTTACGAGTCCACGTAATTACATTGTACTTTATATCCATCTTTTGATGACCATTAGCACCAGCTGGAGTAGCCGATGCTACTCCAGATACTCTTTCCACCTTAAAGGTTAAAGGTGGCAAACCTATTCTTCTATTATACTCTGGCCACTTCGTAATATCTAATTTCTGATCAGTCATATACTTGGGATCACACATCACAGTTACATGCTCATCAAATCTCCGCAACATACTTATGGGTTCAATCGAATAACATTCAGAACTTAATCTTTTGATATTTGTAGTACAAACCACAATGAATGGACTAATAAATACTCTACCTTTATCTTTAAGATCTGCCTTATTGGCAGGACACATCACGTTATTCATAAACCGAAGGATACAATCCAACGGGTTCTTCTTCTCAAATCCAGGTTGACCATTAGCTATATCATCAACTTGAATGGCTAAAGTAGAATTATCTATCATCGTATCATAATCATCACTCTGATTAATAGTCCTTATATAATAAGGATCAGTATCACAATCTATGGCGTGTAATAGAGAAGGTACAATCGTTCCCGTACACCAAGATTTTCCTACACCTGATAATCCATAAAACAAAACTGCAAATGGGGCCTTACGTTGACCAACCTTCTTATGAAGATTTTTAACATCTATAATCATTTGATTCATCTTACCAATCCTGTCAGAAAGTATAAATTTCTGAGAGGCTTTTGCCGTGCATAGGTCCTTCTTATAAATATCCCTTAATTTTACAATTTTGTGTTCTAATCTACTAATAGAATTAACATCTCCTTGACCATCACCTCCATACATCATCTTAAGATCATTCTCTAATTCTCTAAACTCTAACTCTGCATGAACAAAATCATTAGAGAAAAAGAGATATTTTATGTTACGTGCGTCATATGCAGCATAACCTCTCTCTAGGAAATACATTATTGTACTACAAGCAAACTCTACCATCTCAAATCTATGAGTTGCAGTATTGACCCAATCAAGTACGTGGACACTCTTTGAGAAATCAAAATTGTATCCGAATACACTACACATACCAGCGTCAACAAACATTTGTATAAGAGCTTTAAACCTCTTAACAGTCTCACTGTTAGTATAAGTAGATACGCTAGCTTCGGGATCAACTGGAGATCCAACAGTTTCGGGTCCAACCCGAACTTCTGGAACTGAACTAGGGTCCATAACTAAAGGCTCATCAGTCTTACTACTAACACCTGTGAAAGTGCTAATGAATGATGAGACACTAAAGTCTCCTGACCACATGGAAGTTAAAGTTTTCATGGTCCCAGATAAGTCAGACGGTTTAAAATGAGAAAACCAGCACACTAACTCTGTCATATTCAACAACAATGACTTATCACTGGCAAATCTATTTTGAACCCACATCAACAAGATACTAACTTGATGTGATCTGGTATTGGCTTGATAAAGATTCAAAGCTAATAAAGATATGCTCTCAAACAGAGCCATAATCTTTGTTACTGCTACCTTATTACTATCAAACTTACTTACCAGATTTCTAAACTTATCCATGAATGAAACATCTAACAATGAACTTGGTTCTAAAATCAAGTTCTTGGGAACTTTCCTCATAATATCTTCTAATTCCTCTAAGGTCATAGAAGGAATAGCTTCCAACTTCCTACCAGTAATCCTAACTGGCTTAATTTCAATTGCTTTACTAAATTTATCCTTTTTATTTTGTTTTTTCTTTTTATATAATTCTCTCCTGATATCTTTCTCACTATCACTTGAAGCATTCATAACTTGCTTCATCCTTACATAATAGATAAACATAATGAATACTAAATACATAGACCAAATACAGCCTATATTTCTAATATCATTACGATCTAAAACTCTCAATAACTTACTCTTAGGCCAACGAATAGTTTTGCGCACAAATTCTTTAACAGTATGTCCTGTCTGTGAATTGTACACATTTCTATACAAACTAACACTACGCTCTTTGAATAGTCCAACAACTGTATTAGTGACTAAAACACTATCAGCTGTACTATATCTAATATCTCTACTATCTAACCTAACTCTACGTAACTCTTTACCTTTAACAATATTATTAATTTTAATTCTATTTCTAATTCTCTCTCCTAACGTTGATGAATGACCAGCAAACTCGTTAACACTCAGACTACTCATTAAATAAATTTAAAAGTAGTCTAAGTAAGCCTGAGCATTATTAAATAATTAATAATGCCCAGGTGATAACAACTTTGCCTCGAATGAGGAAAAGCATAACACACCTGGGCACCATAGGCCTTACTACTCCCGATAATGGACCGCGCTCTAGATATTAATAATAGACTGTAGATTGCTACAAAAGCTGTTGCCCAACTCGACAATCGTTAAAGTATACACAACTTCAAAGGAAGATTTATTACCCTGACGGTAATATTACGTGTTCAATAACATTATTTTCAGACGGTTATCTAATTATTAAATTCGCCAGTTACAATATACTGATGGGATTTCAGTCACTCCAAAAACCTAAGGTGGCTTACCCGCCGTCACAACAGCCAGTACTGACATACTTCCATTGCCCCGGCACGACCAGACAAATTTCGCGCATTGCAGGATTACAGAGAACATTTCAGCCTCTGTCGTCAAAACCCACTATCATATAGACCTGATAGTGCGGTACTCCGTGTCAAGGGAGCCTGTCCCAAAGTCTTAAGATTACCCGTCGCCCGGTACTTAAGTTTTTATTTTAAAGCGGGGCAGCATGCTATTTAAAACCGGAAAAACCATATAAGATCCGATTAGCTACTTCATAGCTTATATGGAACACTTAATTGTGTTAATAAAATAAAGTCTATCACAGATCCAACATTAAGACAATTTAAAGGCGAAGGCGCGTAAAAATTGAATGGTACAAAAGTAAATGTAAATATACAAAAACTTTCGGGTCGCATGACCATGCACACAAATAGAAACGTAGGGTAAAAATAATAAGACGAATTCTACAATAGACAATCGAATGAAGATCTACACCAGGCAACATAACTTACTGAGATTATAATCACAAATTAATGTGAAGTACAATAAGTTAGAATGGACGAGTCTAATCAACTAAATACAATCTAGGTCACTAAAAAGTATTTAGGAAATGGGGGGGGGGTGAGAACTTTGTTTAAAGTGGCGCTCTCAATACCACTGGGAGGGAATCCATCAAAAACCAAAATCTACAAATGTCAACATATACAAACATAATGCAACAAAATTTGTTACATCACATAAGAAAATCTCAACACTATAGCTTAATAGTAAAAGACCAACTCCCAGACTGCTTTTTCGGAAAAACTTGAAGCAGCGGAAACAGTTCGTCAATAATTCTTATAATAAAGTTTTCATGGTCCCAGATAAGTCAGACGGTTTAAAATGAGAAAACCAGCACACTAACTCTGTCATATTCAACA